CTTAAAAATAAAAAAATGATATTATACATAAAAACATGCATATAATAAATACATTTCTTGTATTTTTTTCTTTAATCATAAAAGTATTATCAGATTGTCCGTATATATCCGAAGCAGCAGATAGACGGCCAAATACGTCTATATTCCGATATGTACAATATAATACAGAATGGTTATTTATAGATTATTATTCGGCAGCGAAATGTCCAGGTACAGGATGTCCATGGGAGAACAGTACAGAAGCACAAACGCATTTAGACCATATTTCATCCGTAATACGCGATATAAATCCAGATTTTATAAATATTTGTGAAGTAGAAGGATGTGATGAATTGAATTTATTGAGAGAATCTCTCAATATCGATAATAATACTGCATATAAACCTTATTTAATACAAGGAAAAGATACCAGTACGGGGCAAAATGTAGGTATATTAACGAAAGTAGATCCGATTCTCTCATTATATCGAACAGAAGAACGTATCAAATATCCAATACCAGGATCTACTTGTGGTTATACAGGTACAGAAGGTACGACAGGTGTAAGTAAACACTATATAACAGAAATGGAATTGAATGATATTTTATTTATAATCATCGGAGCCCATTTATTAGCCTATCCGACAGATATACAACGATGTGCAGAACGAGAGGCACAAGCACAAGTCCTCCAAAATATTGTGATTTCGTATATTTCAAAAGGGTATGAAGTGATTCTATCGGGTGATTTCAATGATTTTGATGGAGAGATACTCGATGCAAATAATAACCATCCAATATCAAGTGTTTTAGATATATTAAAAGGGTATGCAGGGGAATATAGGAATAAATATGTACTATTTTCGGTTTCTCAAAATATACAACAAAAGGAGAGATATAGTGATTGGTGGGATAAAAATGGAAATTGCCAATCTATATCTACCGAATTCTCTCAAATCGATCATATTTTAGTAAGTGAATATTTATTTGAGAGAATTACCAATATATTCATATATCAGAACTATATTATGAATTGTGAGACATATGAATCAGACCATTATCCTGTAGTAGTGGATTTTTTAATATAACTAATAAATCTCTCATTCTATACTAGGATACTATATATGGATAAAACAGTAAAAGGTGGATTATTATTAAAATATGCTGGAAAATCAGAAGATTTATTTAATGATTATTTAAAAAATGCAACGAAATTAACATATATATCAGATGGTGCAAATGGTATTATATATAAATTAACCGTACCGGAATCATATACTTCTGGTTATAGTTATATTGCTCCAAATAACTATGGTAAACCAGTTAGGGAAATTGCTATTAAATTATGTGTACTAACAAATTCCGATATAAATGCATTTAAAAATGAAGTAAATATACAGACAAGTATATTTAAAAAATCGATACAATACTTACAACCTATATGTCCAGGTATATTACATTCAGGCGTATTACGTGAAAATAAAAAAAATTATTTTATAAAACGATTATTACAGATTGACCCTTCTATAAGATCTTATAAATTACCTTATTTAGAATCTGAAATTGATATTGCTACAGAATTATTAACAAATCGTAAATATTTTATTGGATTAATTGTAATGGAATATGAAAATGGATATAAAAGATTATTCGATTATATAAATTCCAAGACGCTTCCAAAAGAAATGAAAATAAAATATATATTATATGGATTATTTATAATAATAAAATTAGCAATAGAAACAGGTTATTCACAGGCTGATTTCCATGTAGCGAATATAATGATACACCCTTCATTGGATTATTTTGGTAAACGAAGTGGACGACCAATTATATTAGATTTTGGATACTCGCGAAAAATACCTCAAAAGACGATGAATATGATAGTTTCCTTAGTAAAATCGAAAGATTATATTTCAGCATTAAAATGGATATGTAGTGTAAAGCGTAGTGACGAAAGTAGTATCACCAAAGAGGAATGGACTTCACATTATGGATGGGTATGCAGAGATTGGGATCTATTAAATTCTCGTTCAAAGTTAAAAAAATCATCACAATCTTCACATTTATCAAAAAAATCATTAATAACTGTTGGTGAAGAATTTCCATTAAGTATTCCAAAAGGAATTACATATGCAAATAACTATGAATTACAATTATTATTTAATAAACGCAGTTTATATCAAGTAGAATTAACAAACCAATTTATAAATTTAAATAAGGAATCACCAATAAACTATCCATTATTACCATTATCACGTGATATTATAATTAAACGAACATATGTTGGATTAGTTGGTGGTAAAACAAGACGTATAAAACATAAAAACATAAATAAAACAATACGAAAGAACAAATAATAAAACAATGTTGAACATGTTAAAAGATAACATGTTCAAATAAATAAAAATAATACGAAAAATACGAAAAATAAAAAATCTAAAACGTAAGTGTTCTGTTTTTCCGAATACATCCGCGTTTATGAGCAGCGAGAGATTTTAAATTATGACCCGAATATTTCTTACATAGTTCACAATTAAATTCGCATTTTTGAACTGGTGCGGAATATTTTTCAGATAAAAACGAGTGTAAAGATGAAAATCTACAATCATCGATTTGAGAGATTACCTTTTTTTGATATTCTTTTATTGTTTCAATAATTGTTTTTTTTTGACTAATAAAATTCTGATATTCATTATTGATATTATCTAAAACATCTTTTGGTATAGTATAATATTCTCCATTTTGCTTAGAATAGTCTTGTATTTTAGAGTATAAACTATCAATAATATCTACAGCACTTGTAATTATGCATTGTTGATAATTGAGATTATGAATATAAATAATAATATTATTATTATGAATATCTATCTGAAAATGATTTTTATTTGAAATACCAGATCTATGAGATATAATTATACCACAACATTTTTCTTTATCGATTACTTCGAGAAAAGAATCGATTTGCTCTGTTGATATATTTGATTCTATATCTAGATTTTTAATAAAAATTTTAGCTTTGGAAAATCGCTTGATACTAATAATATCATCTGTATTTTTTTGCATTATATCTGCAGTAGGGTAAAATTTATATAAACTAGTAATAAAGGAAGATTTTTTCTGAATTACCATATCAATCACTTCAATGGGTGATATTGATGGAATAGATGATGATATTTCTTTCACTTCATTAGATAATAACATATTAATAAAATATAAATTTATTTCCTCTATATTGATATGTGGATGTGAATTATAAAATTGCAGTATTTTCTTATTCGTGATGATTATATTTGACGCTATATTTTCGGAATTAACAGGAGAAGAGCATATTACCCTCGTTTCAATTTGTTCGTAGAGTGCATTCATTATACAATTAATAGTATATCTCTATATGTTTTACAAATATATTATTTCTAAATATATTACGATATTAGTAATAAAAAATTTTTACAGTGGATAGATTTTGTGATTGTAAATTACAACTGTATTTTTTATGATTACAATATTATTATTATAATTTACAAGTGTGATACCATGTATGGTAATAAATATATTTAGGAAATTCAAAATTAATATCTAAGAGAATATTATAAATGTCTGTACCGACGACCACGCCCTTTCCTTCCATGTATCCTTATGGATTCTCCCCTGACTACGAACTCCTCTCTGCGATCAACCGAACTGATCATAATTTAAGCCAGGAAATTCAAAATACTGCCCGTAATTTGAATTCTGATATTAACTCTGTAGATCGCCATTTAACCAGCGAAATCACTGCATCCAATAAAGATATTACCAAGGAAGTGACACAATCATCTCTCGGACTTCGTGATTCCATTGAACGTGGTAATCAGATTATTTCAAATGGTGTTTTTTCCACTGCTGGTAATACACAAAGTGCTATTGAACGTGTTGCTGGTGAGAACCGTATTACTACGATTGCTTCAGATGCTGCATCAAGACAGGCTTCTGCTGATTCTGCTCGTGATGTTATGCGAGCAGTTGACCATAATGGATTTAATGCAGTTTCTGCTACTGATAGAAATGGTAATCAATTATCAACTGCAATTGAGCGCACTGGTGGTAATACCCTCGCTGCGGTTGAGCGTGTTGCAGGTGAGAACCGTATTACTACAATAACCGCTGATGCTGCATCAAGACAAGCAAATAATGACTTAGCGCGTGATATTAATACATCTGTTGAAAGAAATGGAACTGCTAATTCACTCGCAACATCGAATGCTCATACTGGACTTTTACAGTCGGTTGAGAGAAATTCGGGTGAGACGCGTCAACAAATGGGTAGTTATGATTCAAATACTCAGAGTCGTCTTGCTGATACTCGTCGCGATATTACTTCTTCATTAACAAATGGGTTTTCTACTCTTGGTCAAGAAGTTGCTGCTGGTGCATGGGAATCTAGAACTGGTATTGTTACTGGATTTGCGAATACTGCTTTGGAACAAGCCAAGAATTTCTCGAATCTTCAATTAGAGCAACAGAAAGGTGTTGCTTCTAATAACCAAATGACAGGAGACCTTATGGGTAAGACAGATAACCACTATGCTTCTCTCCAATTAGAAGCACAAAAGAACCTTCACGAGAATTTCAAACAAACTAGTCATTTATTTGGAAAAGTTGATAACCAGTATGCTTCTCTCCAATTAGAGCAACAGAAGGCTCTTTTGGAACAGACCAAGACAACTGGACACTTATTCAATAAAGTCGATAATAATTTTGCTTCTCTTCAATTAGAGCAACAGAAGGCCCTTTTGGAGCAGACCAAAAATTCTGCTTATATGATGAGTAAGACGGATAACCAATATGCTGAGACTATGCTAGAAAGCCAGAAGGCAAAATCATGTATTGAGAACCAGGCTTCTCTCCACTATTCGAATCTTCTCTTGGAGCAACAGCGTGTGAAGGAGTATCTTTCTAGTAAGGGAGATAACCAATTCGCAATGAATCAACTTGAACTCCAAAAGGTGAAATCGGATCTTGCTACTCAAGCATCACAACACTTCTCGATTAATCAGTTAGAGCAACAGAAATTAGGATCTGTTATTAGCGCTCAGATGGCTGAGGCGAAATACGAGGCTCTTAAGACACAGCACACACTTGCTGAGAAGATGATGGAATGCTGTTGTGAAGTAAAACAGAAGATCGATTTGGTTGATAGAGATCGTCTTCGTGATAAACTTTCTAATGAAATCAATGATAACAATTCATTGAAACAGGCTGAAATAGGAGCTGCATTTGCCCCTGGGTTTGGTCCTGGCTTCGGTCCTGGTTTTGGAGGATATGGTGGTTATGGTCCTGGATACGGAATTGGTCCAAGAGCCCAAAATGGTCCTGGAAATGGTAATGGTGATGTGAATATCTACAGTTATGAGGGTGACCGAAGAGGACGAAGAGATAATGGACGTCGTCGTGATCATAGCCGTAGCAGAAGCCGAAGTGGTGATCGTGATCATCACAGAGGATGAAGGGGCGGCGGACAGTTTTCAGATATTTATCCAGATAAAATATACCATAAAGACTTCCCATTCAAATATAGTCCTGAATTCGAAAGTGGTTTTTCATTTGATTCGAAACCTGATCGAATATATCATAAAAAATCATTTAGTAAACATGCAGATGATTATCGTTGTGGATTTTCATATGATTCGGATTCTGAAAAATCATCGAATTATACTGAATATTATATAAGAGGTCCAGTTGGACGACCAGGTCCACCAGGCCCACCAGGTATACCTGGACCCACTGGTCCAACCGGATATTATCCAGATATATCTTTTCAGATAGGTCCGACAGGTCCGACAGGATTTACTGGTGATATAGGTCCTACGGGTCCTAGTGGATTTACTGGTAATATAGGTCCGACAGGATTTACAGGTGATATAGGTCCGACAGGATTTACTGGTATTACAGGATTTACAGGTGATATAGGTCCTACTGGTCCGACCGGGTTTTCAGGTTCTACGGGTCCGACAGGATTTACAGGTGATATAGGTCCGACAGGTCCTAGTGGATTTACTGGTTATATAGGTCCTACTGGTCCGACCGGTTTTTCAGGTTCTACAGGTCCATAAATTAAAGAAAACTGACCGCATTTATACTAATAATTTTACTATAATAATTATAATTTATAATTATTATATTATTCTATATTTGCAAACCATTCGAATAAGATATCATCTGGATTTGTGGGTGTTAATGACCCAGGATTTAATACTGCTTTAATGACTATCTTATCACCTTTATTTATAATAAAGGAACTAGTATCACTACCTGTCTGAATAATAATAGATGCATTTAAAACAATTTTAGATTTTATACTATTATTAATTAATAAATAATATGAATATCCAACAGCAACTCCAACGATTGGTTGAACAAGTGTTGCTTTTATATTAAAATTAGATATAGTTATAGACGATAAACCTTGATATGTATATTCAACAATACCTTGTGTGAAACTATTTTTTGCAGGAGTTATTAAAAGAGTTGTTAAATTTGGTATATCTATACCAGTATAATAAGTATTTCCAGTAGTATTTATACCTTCTAATAATTCAATATTATCCCATATTATACCATGACCAAAAATAGTTTGTTTTACTGGTGGGAAAAATGATAATATTTGAGTTGCTGATATTCCAGGTATTCCTTGTAGTCCAATATCACCTTTTTCACCGTGCTCACCTTTCTCACCTTTCTCACTTTTCTCACCTTTCTCACCTTTTTGCCCTTGTTCACCTTTCTCACCTTTATTACCATCCTCTCCTTTCTCACCTTTTTGTCCTTGTTCACCACGATCACCATGTTCACCTTTCTCTCCTTTCTCACCCTTTTCTCCGCGTTGTCCATTCTCTCCTTTTTCACCGTGCTGTCCATCTTCACCATGTTCACCTTTCTCTCCTTTATCGCCTTTCTCACCATGTTGACCTTTCTCACCTTCTTCGCCATGTTCACCTTTCTCACCTTTTTCACCTTGTTCTCCTTTATCACCTTTCTCACCACGATGACCTTTATCTCCCTTCTCACCTTGGTCTCCTTTTTCACCTTGTTCACCTTTATGTCCTTTCTCACCATGTTTTCCTCTATCCCCTTTTTCCCCTTTTTCACCATCACAACCATGTTTTCCATCACACCCATTATATCCATCACAACCATCTTCACCATCACAACCATCTTTACCGTCTTCACCATCTTCACCGTCTTGGCCGTCTCTACCATCTTTACCATTTCTTCCATCGCGGCCATCTTCACCATCCTTTCCATCTTTACCGTCTTCACCGTCCTTTCCATCTTTTCCGTCACGACCGTCACGACCATCTTCACCATCTTCTCCTTCTTGTCCATCTTTTCCATCACGACCATCTTTTCCATCTCTACCACATTTACCATCTTTTCCATTTTCACCATCTTTCCCATCACGACCATCTAATCCAGGCTTACCATCTTTTCCATCACGGCATTTTTCATTTTTCATTTTATGACATTTATCACTAATATTTTTTTTTTCATGTTTATGACACCTTGATATGTGTCTATTCTTATTATCAGATTTATTATTTCTACGTTTTTTACAAAAACAATTTTCACTTATCGATTTATTACAATCGCTGCATCTCTCAGATAGGGTTGACTCGGAGTCGGAATCGGTAGTTAAGCAATCAGAATTACTCATTTATATAGAATATAAATATTATATATTATTCCTAAATAATAACTGCATAATAGCAGTAAATTATAATTGTAATACAATAATTACAATTATACTATTGTTTATTTACATTTTGGATTAACATTTATAATTATTATATTATCATTTTCGGATTTTATAGTATCTTTATGTTCTGTATCTTGATTATGATGAACCGTTTTATTACATTTTTCGTAATAGTTATCACAACAATATGAAAGTCTCTCATTTTTTTTACATTTTTTTTCGTATGAATATTTTTTTCTACAAGATTTACAATCACAATCTCTCGATTTTCTATTTTTATAACAGTCATTACAATTACAGTTATATATTTTTCTCTCCTCATAACAATCATCACAATTACAGTTATATATTTTTTTCGATTCATAACAATCGTTACACATTCTTACTTTAATTCGCGTATCTCTTTCAAAATGATTACAGCAGGACATTTATATATGCATATATTATATATTTTTCTAAATACTCAACCTATGTATGCTTTGTAAATTAGAATTGTAATACAAAAACTACAAAACTATATTTTTATAAAATTCTCTCGAATATCTATCTATTTTGTACAATATTGAGAGAAATATTTGGTTTATAATTCTTCTTTTCAATACAGCCACGTTGATGTGCTGATAATCCACGTTGATTATGAAATTGTTTATTACAATATTCGCAAATTTCTTGTTTAGAAGTAGATAATGGTGTAAAAATACGATTTAATAAATGTTCAAGAGATGGTAAATTGAATTCTTCAATTTGAGAGATTAAACGTTGATTAAAATCTTTAATAGTCTTAATATGACTCATTTTTTGAGCTATAAAATTCTGATATTCAATATTTATGGATTCTAATACAGATTTATCGATATTTGTTTCTTCGGATTCAGACTTTATTTCTGTAATTTGTATTTTTAAATGATCAATAATATCAATTGCAATTTTAATTCTCTCTGGTTGATATTCTACATTATGAATAAACATAACAATATTACCATTAATATATTCTATTTGATAATTATCCTTATTCGCAATACCAGAATGTTGTGCTAACATAATACCACAGCAGTTTTGTGTATCAATATCTCTCAAAAACTTCTTTACTTCATCCGTGGTAACATTTCTATCATAGTTTTTATTCTCTAAAAGGATCGTCGGCTTATCTTTTCTATGAATCATAATATCACCAGTCTCTTTTGTAGACCCTACCGAGAGAATTTCTGCGGTTGGATAGAGAGGCGTAATAATATTATAAAGAATATTTTCCGAAATCTTGCCTTTGGAGGAAGAATTTTCCATTTTTCTCAATAATTCAGAGATAGTCGATTGTAGAGAAGTTTGCGAACTATTATTTGCAGTCGAAATCTCTCGAATATCTGCAAAATTTTGAGTAGTTAAATTACGAATATCGGAAATTCTCGAATCTAATCGCTGTTCTGATGCTGTAATAAGATTATTCATCATAGTTTGCGAATTAACCAATGTAGAATTGAATTTTTCATCTAATGTTGTTACAAATTTTGAGAGACTTTCTTTATTTACAGACTGTTGTAAGAGTTTTGTAGTATCTGTATTGAGAGAAGTATGTAAATCTTTCATTACGGTTGAGATTTCTCTCGAAATAGTATCCGAAAGACTTGATAATTGCTCGTTATTTTTCGGAATAATATCTTTAATTAACAATTGTGTCTTATCTAAAAGACTATCGTTATACTGTTTTATAACAGGAGCGATTTTTTCTGATGTGGTTGTCGAGAGAATTGTTTTTAGATCCTCGATATACTCCTTTTTAAATTCTATGAACTTAAGAGTAAATGATGTTGAGAGATCGGATTGTGATTTGGTTATGGTATCATTTATCGAATTCATTTTTTGTTGTAAATCTCTCATATTTTCCAAAAGATTTGATGCAAGAGAAGAAGATAATGCAGGATTAATGTCTTCATATAGCATGCCGAGAATATCTACAAATAAAATATTTATGGTCTCAATATCGAGAGATTTATGCTGTTGATAAAAGTCGAAAACTTTTTTGTTGGAGAACGTAATATCGTAAGACATACTTATCATAAAAATAACTAT